AACTATAGCTCAGGGTAGTGGTGGAACAGTAACTATAGCAAGTGGCACTACAAAGATTGTCTCTACTGATGGGGCAGGGTCTGGTGGTGCTGTTACAGACGTTACGGCAAATTTAGCAATGAGTAATGTCACTATAACTGGCGGTTCTATTAGTGGTGTTAGTGGCATACTTCTTTCAGCTAATAATCTTTCTGATCTAGCTAGTGCTTCTACTGCTAGAACTAATTTGGGTTTAGGCACAGCGGCAACCGCTAATACAACTGATTTTGACGCTGCTGGAACTGGCGTAGCAATGGCAATCGCATTGGGATAATTTATGGCAAATACATTTAAAAATTATGCAGCATCAGCGGTTGGGACTTCTCCTTCCACTATATTAACTGGCCCAGGATCTACACAGACTACTGTTATTGGTATTACGGTAGCTAACATAGTGACCTCTGGAGCTATTACAGTAGATGTATACGCAACCATTGGGGGTTCAGACTATTACATAGTTAAGAATGCTGTCGTACCTGTAGGTGGTGCATTAGTTCCGGTGGGTGGAGATCAGAAGTTAGTCCTCGAAGCTACGGACGCATTGAAGGTAGTATCAGATACAGCAAGTTCTGCTGACGTGATTGCTTCTGTGTTGGAGATTACATAATGGGATATTTAGGGCAAGCCCCTGCGCCTCAAGTTGCTACTTCTGTAGACGATAACGCAGTCGATACAGCTGCTATTCAAGATTCTGCGGTTACTGACGCTAAGATAGCTAGTGGAGTTACTTCATCTAAACTTACTGGGGCTTTGCCAGCTATTGATGGATCTGCATTAACAGGTATAGCTAGTAGCCAATGGACAACAACAGGCAGTGATATTTATTACAACACTGGTGACGTAGGTATTGGTACTAGTAGTCCTTCTAGTTATAACTCAGCAATGAATAATTTAGTTGCTTATGGATCAGGAGATAGCGGAATAACTATTGCTTCTGGCACTGCTTCTGAAGGAAGTTTAGCTTTTGCTGATGGAACAACTGGTAATGAAGCATATCGTGGTTGGATAAATTACAACCATGGTTCTGATTTTATGCGTATGTTTACTGCAGGCACAGAACGCATGCGTATCGACAGTTCTGGCAACGTTGGTATTGGTACTACTAATCCTTCAGGTCTTGGCGGTGCTTCTGTTAATACAGTAACAAATGGATCAACAAGTTATCAGTATGTTGGGGCAGTAAATGGTACAAAAACTTTTATAGCTTACGGTGATGCGTCTCAAAATATTATGGGATCAGTAACAAATATCCCTTTAATATTTAGAACTAACAACGCAGAACAAATGCGTATTGATGGTTCTGGCAATCTTAAATTCAACTCAGGTTATGGATCAGCAACACTTGCATACGGTTGTCGAGCATGGGTAGACTTTTCTTCTAATACAAATATTAGAGGAAACGGTAACGTAAGTTCTATTACTGATAATGGTGTAGGAGACTTTACTGTTAATTTTGTTTATTCTTTAGTGGATTCATATTACGCCACAACAACTGCTTTAAAACCTACATCTGGCGCTAGTTCAACAAACGGAAAAGTTGTAAACATAAAATATAACCAAGATCCAACTACGTCTAATGTAAGGTTATATTGTAATTCAACAGGTGGTGCTGAAGATTTTGATCGTATTTGTGTAGCAATATTTAGATAGAGAGTTTTATGACACAAAGAATAATTTATGAGACAGACGAAGGTGGAGTAGCAGTAATAATACCTACTCAATCAGCACTTAATGAGCATGGTATAGATGCTATTGCTGCTAAAGACGTACCATCTGGTAAGGCTTATAAGATTATTAATGCTGATGATGTTCCGTCAGATCGTACATTCCGTGATGCTTGGGAGGCTGACTTAACCAGTCCAGATGGTATTGGTGGCGAACACGATATGTTTATTACTGATCCACAGCATCCTGACTATGTAGCTCCAGAGGTAAATAATGATAACAGTCAACCTTAATAAAGCTAAGACAATATCTCACGATAAGCGTAGAGATGCTAGAGCTAAAGAGTTTGCTCCATTTGATGAAGTGATTATGAAGCAGATTCCCGGCAATGACGCTACTGTAGCTGAAGCTGCTAGACAAGTTATTAGAGATAAATATGCAACGATTCAAACCAACATTGACGCTGCTACAACAGTAGATGAACTAAAGAGTATTGTTGATACATTGGAGTCAGCATAATGGGAAGATCAAGAGATTTAGCAGACCTAGGAGACTACAGCGCTTCTTCGTTCCAGATAGACACTATTACTGATACGTCTGGTGGAAACACGACAAGCATTAACTCAACCACTCCTACTGCTAATACTAATGTTGGTAAGAATGTAATTATCAATGGGGCTATGCAAATAGACCAGCGAAATGGCGGTGCGTCATTAACTTTAACTAATACATCTGCCGTTTATTGTGTTGACAGGTTTCAATTTTATAGAGATGTTGGCGGTACGTTTACAGCACAACAGAGCTCAACAGCCCCTGCTGGATTTTCTACCAGTATGGTTGTTACAGCATCAACTGGGGCATCTCCTTCAGCAGCTCAAGTAAACTTTGTACAACAGCAAGTAGAAGGAGTAAATTGTACTCGTTTTAAATGGGGAACAAGTGACGCAAAACCAGTAACTCTTTCATTTTGGGTTAGATCAAGCGTTACAGGAAGTTTCCCTGTTGGAATATCAAACAACAATATAACAAGGTCTTATAGATTTGATGTAACTATTTCATCAGCTAATACTTGGACGTATGTAACAAAAACTATTCCCGGAGATACATCTGGGACTTGGACTACAGACGACAGTGCTGGAATACGTTTATATTTTGATCTTGGATCTGGTTCAGATTATGTTGGAACTGCTGATACATGGACAGGAACTTGGGATATACGAACAAGTAGCAGTATGACTTGGGGAGCAACTACTGGAGCTACTCTTTACATCACAGGCGTACAACTTGAAGTAGGTAGCGAAGCAACCGAGTTTGAACACAGACAATACGGAACTGAGTTGCAGTTGTGTCAGAGGTATTATTACCGTGTTGATGCGTCTACTAACGGTAACGGTCAATTTTTTATGGGTATGCTTTATGACGCTACTAGTTTTTATGGAATACTTCCGTTGCCTGTTCAGATGAGGGCAAATCCAACACTAACAGCAGGTGGAACATTTCGTATAAATTGGGCAGGAGGTGGTGGAACAGTTACTAGCACTCCATCAATAAATCAAGCACTAAAAAATAGTCTTTGGATAGCTGCTGGATCGCCTAGTGGGCGTGTTGGTGTTGCAGATTTATGTGCTACTAATGATACTTCTACTTATCTTGGATGTTCTGCGGAGTTATAAATGTATAAAAAACTATTTAATGTAATGACTGGAAAAGATTTGGATACTGTTATTTTAAGACTTTCAGACAACGCTTCAATTCCTTTCGATCTAGCCAACACAGACTATCAAGAATACTTAGCATGGCTTGAAGAAGGTAATACTCCAGAGCCAGCAGACGAGGTTAATCCATGAGCTACATAGGTATTCCACCATTTGGAAATACAGTTAGGTCGGTTACTAATGTAACTGCTACTGCTAGTCAGACTACGTTTAACATAACTGGTGGCTACGTCATTGGTTACGTTGATGTCTTTTTAAATGGTGTGCTCCTTACTCCAAGTGATTACACTGCAAGCAATGGACTAACCGTTGTATTGAATACAGGTGCATCAGCAAGTGATGAGTTCCAAGCAGTATCGTATCAACCTATATCATTGTCTCAACACACGATGCCTACAGGTGGTACAGGTAACGTAATATTTTATGAGAACGATCAGACAGTGACACAGAACTACACCATCACATCAGGCAAGAATGCTATGAGTGCTGGACCGATAACCGTAAACTCTGGTGTGACTGTTACTGTACCAACCGGATCAACATGGACGATTGTATAAATGGCTATAACTATTAATGGTAATGGAACGATTGGTGGTGTAAGCGTAGGTGGCTTACCAGACGGTATTGTTGATACCGATATGTTGGCTAGTAATGCAGTTACTGGTGCTTTGTTGCCAGCAGGTAGTGTTTTACAAGTTGTTCAAGCAACCGCAGCTCCTACTGGTGGCACAAGCAGTACCAGCACTTCTTTTATTGATAGCAATATAATTGAGATTGCAATAACACCAATTGAAACTAGCTCAAAAATACTGGTTTATTTTAGTGGATTTCTTATGCACCCAAACCCAGCAGCAAATAATTGGGGCGGTGCTGTACACATTTATCGTTCTGTTGCTGGCGGTGCATATAGTCCTGTAAACGGAGATAGCACAAGAGGGCTTACTGGAACATATAAACATAATCAATATTCCGATTCTTGGGATGATCGTGTTGCGGTTATGCAATATTTAGATACGCCAACATATACGTCTGGTCAACAGCTTAAATACCGAGTTTATTTCAAAGCGAGTACAAGGAACACTAATATTTTTCATTTACAGCACACTGGTGGAGTTGGTTCTTACGCTGGAAATACAACTATTGTTGGAATTGCACAGGAGATAGCAGGATGATAAACAAAGCAGACGCACTTCAATCACTTAGACCGGGAGCAGAATGGGTGCTTCGAGGTGATGACTTGGAGTGGTTAGATCAAAACCAAACTGAACCAACTAGCGCAGAGATTGATGCTGAGGTTGCTAGGCTACAGACTATCGAGCCTTTGAAGCAAGACATAGCAGAAGCTAAGAAGCTACTAGCTGAATCTGACTGGGTGGTTGTAAAGATTGCTGAGATGAATCTTGAAGGCACTAATGTTAAAGGTCAGTACCTAGACATACTTAGCCACAGAAAACTTATGAGAGAAGTGATCAACGCAAAGGAAGCTGAGATAGCCAATGTCTAAAATTGCTTTAACTCCTAACGCTAGTGGCACAGGTACGCTAACCATTGCTGCACCTAACACTAGCACTGACAGGACTCTAACGTTACCTGATGAGACTGGGACTGTTGATACGCTAAGCAGGGCTGGTAATGTTTTGCAGGTTGTACAGGCTCAGACAAATTCCAGCATTGCAACAACAAATACTTCAGATACAGCATCTGGGTTTATTGCAAGTATTACTCCACAAAGTTCTTCTAATAAAGTTTTGGTAATGGTAAATGGCGGGAATTATTTTAATGACACAGATAGCCGAGAGGCACTAACTAAAATGTATCGCCAGATCGCTGGTGGCGGTTACTCTTCACTGCTATCTGGAGAGCCTGTTGATATTGCTGGATGTTATGGAGGCGTTCTTCGCATCTCTCATTCAATTTGTCTTTTGGATTCTCCGGGAACAACCGACCAAGTTTACTACCAACCTTATTTCAGAGCCAGCTCTGGAGGCACGGCATACTTTAATGCCTCTACTATTTATGTCACTATGACTCTTATGGAGATCGCAGCATGAGTACCATAAAAGCAAACGCAATACTTGATGCTTCTGGTGGTAACACTGTTACGATCAATTCTGTTACGCCTACTGCCTATAACACTATGGGCAAGAACCGCATCATTAATGGTGCTATGGAGATTGACCAGAGGAATGCTGGTGCTGCTACCGCAAATACAATCAACGGATATACAGTTGATCGTTGGGGTTTTTATCAATCAGTAACTGGAAAAGTAATTGTTCAACAAAATGCTGGATCAGTTACGCCGCCCGCTGGATTTTCTAACTATCTTGGCATCACATCACAGTCTGCTTATTCTGTTGGATCATCAGATTATTATGCTTTGATTCAGCAAGTTGAAGGGTTTAATTTTGCAGATTTGGCGTGGGGGACTGCTAATGCAAAAGCAGTAACTTTATCTTTTTGGGTTCGTTCTAGTCTTACTGGAACATTTGGTGGTTCATTAAAAAATTCTGATGGTAATAGAAGTTATCCTTTTTCTTATACCATTTCTTCAGCAAATACCTGGGAACAAAAATCAATAACTGTTGCTGGAGATACCACTGGAACTTGGGTTGGCTCAACAAATGGATGCGGCGTTCAAGTTATTTTTGGACTTGGAATAGGAACAACCTATAGTGGAACAGCAGGGTCTTGGGCTGGATCAAATTACTTTTCAGCCACAGGCGCAACCAGCGTAGTCGGCACATCAGGAGCAACCTTCTACATCACCGGAGTACAACTAGAAGCTGGCTCAGTAGCTACTGAGTTTGAGCGCAGACCGTATGGCACTGAGTTAGCTTTGTGTCAGAGGTATTTTCAAGTTCATTCTGATACAACTAATATAGCTTTACCAACTGCTGTAGCCACTTCTGGTACAGCTTTAAATTTATCTTTAGCTCTTCCTGTAACAATGAGAGCATCTCCTAGTTTATATTCAACTTTATCCTCAACTGGTAAATTTAGAGCAAACACAAATATAGATAGAGACACTAACAATAATCCTTCATTAGGAAACGCAAGTGGTTCTATTGTTAATTTAAATTTTGATGGGTGGAGTGGATTTACAACAGGATATGCTGCTGCTATTAGAAGATATACAGCTACTGGTGTTCTTGGTTTTAATGCGGAGCTATAAATGTATAAACTACATAACAATTTAGAAGGCAATGTAATTTCTGTAAGTACAGAAAAGGATGGAGTATATCTTTCTATCCCCTTCGATCCAGACAACACAGACTACCAAGAATATCTTGAGTGGTTAGCTGAAGGCAACACGCCTGAACCTGCCGACGCATAAGGAGAAATAAATGGCAACCGCAACCAAAAAACCAGCAGTCAAAAAGAAACCGGCAGCGAAAATGGTTGCCGTTCCGTCTACAACTAATACTCAAGCACAGCTAGATGCCCATGAAAGAGAGTGCGCAGTTAGGTATTCTTCAGTATTAGAGAAACTACAATCCCTTCATAATCGTATGTGGCGACTAGAAGGATATTTGATTTTTGGTATTGCGGCTATTATTCTATCTAAATACATACACTTACTGTAGGAGGTTGTATGGCAAAGAACTGGATTAAGGATGCTATAAAGAAACCTGGGGCTTTAAAACAAGCTTTAGGTGTTAAAAAAGGGCAGAAAATTCCGGCTAAAAAACTAGCGGCAGCAGCCAAAAAACCGGGTAAACTGGGGCAACGAGCTAGGCTTGCTCAAACCTTGAAGAAAATGAAATGACAACTACAAATACAACTACTTTTAACCTAGATCTCAATAACCTTGTAGAAGAGGCATTTGAGCGTTGTGGGTCTGAGCTACGTACTGGTTATGATATGCGTACTGCTCGACGGTCATTGAATCTATTAACTATAGAATGGGCTAATCGTGGCATTAATTTATGGACGGTCGATCAAGGTACCATTGCTCTTACGCAGGGTACTATTTCATACAATTTACCTGTCGATACTATTGATTTGTTGGATCACGTAGTGCGAACCGGAACGGGGCAAAATCAAAGCGATATAAATATTACTCGTATCAGCTCCTCTACATACTCCACTATACCTAACAAAAACGCTCAGGGTAGGCCAATACAGGTATGGGTGGACAGGCAATCTGGGGCTACAGAACCTAGTGGAGTTGCTTACCCAACAATTAACGTGTGGCCTGCGCCGGATCAAACTAACTACTATACGTTCGTATACTGGAGACTTAGACGCATTCAGGATGCTGGTAATGGCGTGAATACTCAGGATATCCCATTTAGGTTCCTGCCTTGTATGGTGGCTGGACTGGCTTATTACCTATCGCTTAAGATACCAGAGGCTATGAACCGTATTGAAATGCTGAAAATGGCTTACGAGGAGCAGTGGAACTTGGCTTCTACTGAGGATAGAGACAAAGCCTCATTGAGACTGGCTCCTAGAGAGATGTTCTATTAAGGGTAGCTATGCCTAATAAATATGCTACTGGCAAGAAAGCGATAGCGGAATGCGACCGTTGTGGGTTTCAATATAAGCTTAAGGAGTTAAAAGAGCTAACAATTAAGACCAAAAACGTTAATATTCTGGTATGTCGTTCATGCTGGGAACCGGATCAACCGCAGTTACAGCTAGGTATGTACCCTGTAGACGATCCACAGGCTTTACGCAACCCCAGACCAGACAATAGCTACCCTCAGTCAAGGGATATACAATGGGGTTGGAATCCTGTAGGTTTAGATAACCAATTGAATTTAACGGGACTTGAAGACGATTTAGAAGCCGATGGTGCAATCGGTACGGTAACAGTAACAATCAGTTAAGGAGTTGTCATGAAAGACACTAACAAGTATACACAACCAAAAGAAGTGCCTGTACCAAATACAGCAGGTTATCCAAACAACGTAGCTAATACTCAGACCCAGAAGGTAAGGGGTGCAGGTGCAGCTACTAAAGGAACTGGATTCAGTAAAAGAACAGCCTAATGAACTACGCTACTTTATTTGAGACGATTCAAGGTTACGCTGAGAATACGTTTCCTAACACATCGGTAAATGATACTTCTGCTTCCGCTACGACGTTTACTAGCAAAGAGCAGATAGATACGTTTATACAACAGGCTGAGCAGCGCGTTTATAACGCCATTCAGTTACCGGATTTTAGGAAAAACGTTACCGGCAATATGACCTCTGGCAATAAGTACTTGAGTGTACCAGCAGATTTTCTGTCTGTTTATTCTCTTGCGGTTATTGATGCTGACGGAGCT